CACCGAATGAACGAACTAATTATAACATGTCGACGCCAATCGGCAATTGGAGGTCGAAAGCTACTCAGCGTGGTGGTCGTGGCAGTCGCGTTACTAAACGCATCGGTCGCGGCATTTCCGCTATCGCAACAAACCTTTCAACAACTGGACTTACAAGCAGCTCAACAGGAGCAGGAACGGTTTCTGGGATTTTGGACGGGCATCTGGCAACAGGTAACTGGAGAAGTGGAGGAAATCGAACAAGCAGTGGAGACAGTAGTGGAGGATGTAGTGCAGGAAGTGGAACACCTGGAGGAAGTGGTGGTGGAGGACATCGTAGCGTATTGGCATTGGCTTTGGCTGGTGCTAGTACTTGTGGTGGCACTAGCGGCATTGTTGGGAGCAGTGTGGCTAATAGTGCAGTTTCTTCGCCTGCGTCGGCACAAAGTTGTAGTCAGAATGCCGGAAGTGGAAATGCAGCCGTTGACGCCAGTGGCGCCGTTGGAAGTTGTGGACTTGGTTTACAGGCCACAGGAGGAACCGACACGATTGAAACGCAAACGGAACCGGAGAAGGACTTCTCGGGCGAGCTCATCGCGTTCTTGAAGATGAAGGTCTATATGTGCCCACGTACAGCGGACACAGCCCGCAGTCTCATGCGTATGGGAGCTGCTTGGTGCAGAGATCAGAAGATAGAGGACGAGATTAAGATACATAAGCTATGCATTGGTTCGGTGAACATCGTTTTAGACCCTGACGAGGCAGAGGAGGCGATCGGAGTGAAGTACACTAAGCGTCAATTCCAGCGACGTGTGGACCGACACAACCGACGCGCGGAAGGAAAGGCCTTCGACGTACGAAAGTCGCTATGGTATAGGTTAACATCATGCCTAAGACCGCGGCCAGAGTGGTCGTTGCCTGCCGGTCGTTAGGGGTGCCCAACGCTGGTCCAAGCACTTTGCGCGAACCATGGACAAGATCTGGAGGTGTGCGCTGCAGGGTGCAAGGGGCCAACCCCACCCGGGTGTTGGGTGCATGAAGAATCTCGCAATCGAACGTTAGTTGTTTTAGTACCAAATGTGCCAGGTCTATGGCGGGCGTTCACACATGCTAATTGTGTGTGTAACCAGATTATGGCAATTACCAATCGTGTTATCGGGAAGGTACCTGTACCAACCCGAGATGGGTTAGTACGACTTAGAAGCATGGCGAAGAGAGTGTTCTCGTGGATAAAACCGCTTGAGCCCTGGAGCGATGCGATGGTTGTTGCTAGCTTTAACGATCAGCGAAAGAAGGTATACCAGCGTGCTGCTGAGTCACTGGTTGACCGAGAATTCAATAAAGCCGACGGTAGAATTAATGCTTTTATTAAGGCGGAGCTGTATAATCCGAAAGACAAGAGAAACCCCGATCCTCGTGTTATTCAGGCGCGGACAGTTAGGTACAACATTAAGTTGGGTAACTACCTGCGACCTTTAGAACATCGGATACTTAACATGAGGTCGGAGCGCGGTCTGAGGATATTTGCCAAGGGGCAGAATGCGATTGAAAGAGCAGCGGAGATAAGATCCAAGTTTGACGCATTCCCCAGCACTGTCTGTTTTAGTATTGATGCAAGCCGTTGGGATAAACATGTTTCACGAGAAGTTCTTGAGATCGAACACTCGGTTTATAAACGTGCTTTTCCGGGCGATCCTCTGTTGCAGAGGATGTTGGATTATCAACTTCTTAATCGTTGTAGCACACGTGACGGCGTACGCTATTTAGCGAACGGGCGTCGCATGAGCGGAGACTTGAACACCGGTCTCGGTAATTGTGTATTGATGGTTCTGATGGTGCATGCCATCATGCGACTGCTAAAGATACCATTTGAGATTTACGATGACGGTGATGATTGCCTACTGTTCGTCCCTAAGGAGTGCGCGGCGCTCTTAAGACGAAGTATCAGTGACGCGTTTCTGGAGTTTGGCCAGGAGATCAAACTAGAGAATGAAGCCGTCGTTCCGGAACAGGTCGTGTTTTGTCAATCCAAAATGATTAACACCATGGTTGGATGGAAGATGATACGTAATTGGCGTAAGGTTATGTCGCACGGGACCACTGGCATTAAGCATTGGAATAACATTAAACTTGTTAAGCCGATGCTTACTGCTGTCGGTTCGTGTGAGCTTGCGCTTAACCGCGGGGTACCAATCCTGCAGGCGTATGCATTGGCATTACGGCGACTAGGCGAAGGACAGCGGCCTAAAGTGCTGGACGTGCGTGCTGGGCTTATGATTCGGACCCGGTATGAGCTGCGTGTTAGTCATGATAGTTTAGAAGCTGTCGTGTATGGTGCGCGCCCGCTCCCGATATCCGATGATGCTCGACGCATGTTCGCCGAAGTTTGGGGAACACCTGTTTGGGAACAGCTCTCTATTGAGCAATACCTGAGCACTTGG